TGCTTTTTTCACCATCAGTTTTAGCAACTGGTGCATTTGAAACATTTCTTTTGGGTATGCCAAATTCATCAAATTCTCCCATAATTAATATATTATTTTAACTCCTCTTCCAATTAATAATTTCTTATAATCTTCAGGACTATAACCAGAAGCTGCTGCTTTAGCTGGAATATCCGATGCTTTTATTTGTTGTTTTACAGCACTGCTTTTTGGTAAAATATTTTTCATACCTCCTTCTAATTCTTTTGTTACTTGTTCTACACCAGCAGCTGATTTTGAATCCGTTATACCACCTTTTTTTACAATTTGTTGTGCCAATACTTTTACTGGTATTTCAATTTGATCTGCTTTACCAGCAACAGGATTACCATTAGCATCTACAGGTTTTATGAAACCATATATTTTACCATCTCTAACAGTTACATAATTAACAGGTAATAAAGTTTGTTTTGTACCAGGTTTTGAAATAAATTCTTCCGATCCAGGTGTTCCTGGTTTAGCTTTTGGATTATAATTTGGATTTGTTACCCATGTTCTTTCTACTCCTGGAACTTTAAAATCTTCCATAACATTTGATGGCAATGGCAAATCAAACCAATTTTCAGTACCATTAATAACTTTAACAGGTCTTAAATTATTTAATGCACCTTGTACTATACTTGTACCAATACCCTGAACAGCTTTTCTAGCTAACTCATCATCAAAATTTTGTTGCCATCTTGCTTTTGTTTTATAATCATCTTCCCAATCTTTTTTCTCTACAGTAGCACCCGGTTTTAATGACAATGTATAAGCCAAACCAATATCTTCAAGTGTATTTTTAATTGGTGTACCTGTAAATTTTTGATATGCTTGAGCTACTTGTGCTAATCTTGCAGGATCATTAGCAACTGCTACAACTTGATCACGCAAACCTCTGTCTTTTTTTAATTCAGAACTTACCTCCATTCTTAATGGATTAATAATAGATTTATCATAATCTTTTGGAGTTTCAATTTCATATCTGCCTAAACTTGAATTCCAAACTTTTTTTGATGGCCCTTCTGATTGTTTCATTTTACCATAAATTCCTGCTGCATATTTTAATGGATCATGCTGATCATACGCATCAAAATTAAGAGGATCAAACCCTACATGATTTGGATCTCCAATAGATAATTTATTTCTTTCTAATGCAGCTTCAACTTCTGGTGGAATAGTTCTATTATTTTTTTTAGCATCTATATATAATGGGGCAATTACTCTATCTTGTGCTGCTCTTTGCTTAGATTGGTCAATAGCTGACAAAACACCTTTATAACCAGACATAAGTTGAGATTGAGCCTCTGCTCCATATTTAGCTGGATTTAAAATCTTATCTCTATTTTTTAAATAGTATTGTTTTGTTTCAGCTAATTTATTTAAAAATACATTTTTATCTTGCTCACGCATTCCAGATGGATCTAATGATTTCTCATAATCCATGAAATATTTATCTAAAGCTTCTTTTCTAGCAGCATCTTGCTGCATTAAATTAATTGCTAAATTAGTTGGTTTAGTTGAAAAATCTATATCTACACCTTTTTGATATGGATTTATACCTAATAATCCTGTAGCTGCCATATTTATATTTTTAATATTTTACCAAGTAGGTATATTATTTTTATATCCTAAAACACCTGGATTACCATAATTTGCCTTTAATTGTGCATCAAATAAATCAGAATAATGCATAGGAGTTGGTTTTAAACTTGGATTTATTTTAGGCAAATATGACCTAGCTATATCAAAAGAATTTTGAGATGCTAAATTTTGTGCTTGTTGAGCAGTATTTCCAGTAACCATTTTTGGATTATACATTTTATTAGCAATATCTAATTGTGCTACATTACTAAGTCCTTGACCTAACATATTTAATCCTGCATTGTATCTATCATTAGCTGCTTGTGTTTTTAATTGCTGTAAACCAAACATTCTATTATAAGGAGTCATTTCATTAATATCAAACATTTGATCTCTTTCATTTTTTCTCATTTGTGTAGCACCACCTAATTGACCAAATTCTGCATTTTTATTAGCTATAGCACTAGCTATGGCTCTATTTTTTTGATCCATTACACCTTGATCAATTTTACCAATTAATCCAAGAGCTGACCTTCTATCTTGAGCTTGATTTATGGCATTTGCTCCACTTCTTTCTGCTTGCTTAAGACTTTCTAAATAATATGGAGTATTGAAAACATTTTCATTGTATCTATTCAATGCTTGTTGATAATAGTTAGCAACTTCAGGACTTTCTTTCATAAGAGGGCTTTGTCTTGCCATTCTCTCCATTCTAGCCTGATAATCATTTGCTTCTTGACCAGATTTAATAGCATTATATAATCCATATAATCCTTGTCCTATTGCTAATGCTGTTCCTATCATAATATATTAATTTAATTTATCTTATATTTAATGGAGAATCTATATACTTAATTCCTACATTGTTCAAATATACGAAAGAATTTGCATTAGTTTTCTCAAATTTTGCAACAATATAACCTCCTTTTAATGAACTTCCTTCAATTAAACCACCTTGACTATTTTTATCTTTTAAGAAAGATGCATTATATGTTGATTCCAAAGTAACAAAATCTACCTCTTTTAACTCACTTTCTTGCCTTTGAGTATCATAACTATTCATTTGAGTATATATTAATGGACATTCCCATACTATATTAGATGTTTCAGCTACAGAAATCCATGTTTTTTTATTAATATTAGCTTGATTAAATACAGTAGTAATTGATGCTCCATATTGTACACCATAAAAATTACAAAATGTGCTACTATTTGAATGAATCCAAATTTGTCCATTTTTAAATGAAAATAAATTAGTATTCAAACACCCATAAAATTCTGGATAATATGAATAAAATGATTCAAAAGCATTTCCTACCTCATCAAATGAAATAGTAAATGGATCTTGATGATATGTTAATACTGCGGCCATTTTATAAACAAGTTTTACCAATTAATATAGTGAATGTAATTCCGGATATTGTAACTGTATTTCCATTAGAATAAGATGTATAACCACCGCCATTAATACTCAAACTAATATTAGGAGAAGAAAAACTATAGGGAGTAGTAGTTCCCCAAGTACCAGAATAAACAGAAGATCTGGTATCTACCGTACCACCAGCATTTAAACCAAGAACCCCACCAGTTAATGTAGCTCCTGCAATTGAAGTACCTGCACCACAAGAATTATTTGGGTACCCATCTACAGATAAAGCTCCTACAAATACAGATTGAGGTACTGTTCTATTTGATAAAATTGTAAAAGTTTTATCAAATGGAGTAAAATATATACTTATTTGAGGAGATAAAGTTGTAGTTGTTGTAGTTGTTGTGGTACTTGTTGTAGAAGTAGTCGTTGTAGAAGTTGTTGTAGTTGTTGTAGGAGGTATAGTTGTAGTTGTAGTTGTAGCTAATTCATATCTATTAATTTCCTCCATTGCTATAATATACTTATTTGTATAAGCATCAAAAATACCATAAATACAAGGATTACCAGTATAAACTTGACCATCTGCAGGAATTCCATTATTTAACTCTTGATTATATTCGGCTAATTTAGGAACAAAAAATGCATTAGTATGATAAATAATACTCAATGGAGTTATACCATCTTGACTTAATCTACATACAACACCTCTATAATTATCTACAAAATAATCTGAAAAGTTATTCCAAGCTAAACTTGTAGCAGCATCCCCAATACCATAATCACCAGCGTAATATTGAATTTTATTAATTAACTTATCCGTATTAGCTTGTAATGGGTTGTTTGCACTATCTTTTACGATTTGAGTTAAAATAGGAACATTACCTACTTTAAATTTTTGATAAACTTTCAAATATCTATCTCTAACATGCAAACGAATCACATCACCAAAACTTCTATCATAGTCATCAAAATTCTCAAAATAAAATCTATTTAATCCATTTATATTTGTATTAAATTGATATGCTTGTCCAAATCTTATTGTTGTTGGGAAATATTTTCTACTTGCATTTTCATCAATTACAGATGGCCTTCCATTACTATTTGTAACTAAATTATAATTATCACTAAAACTAGATTCAATAATATCTATAGTATTATAATTATATACAGATATATTAAAATCAAATATATTTAATGTAGCTGAAATATCTTGCCCTATTGAACCACCACTAACTCCAATCATAACTTTAGTTGTAGGTGGTACAGACACTAACCAATCTTTACATTCAAATAAAGATCCAGTTCCACTTATAGTATTTGAAATATAAATTTCATTATATCTTTTTACATTATTAATATCTAAATAGTATATATAAAATAAAACTTGATTTAAAAAAATATTAGTTGTATCATATGTTGCCCTACCTGTAAAATTTAAATTAATTACAATGTTATTAGTAGTTGATTTATTCCAAAACAAATATTCATTTGTATCAGTATAAGAAGTTGGATAATATCCCGGAAGAATATTATATGTTGGAATTGCATCAGAAGCTTGTTGATTATGTAATTCAAAATTAGTTGAATTACCTAAAGGATTTTGATCCGGTTTTATTGTTAAATTTAATATAGCAACCCACCCACCAGCAACATTATTTGCTGTTTTTACATCTTGATTTCCAGCATCATAAATATAATCGTAAGTTGAAATTACTTTTCTAGTTCTATAAAACAAATCTCCATTAGTACATGAAATATATGCAGGTACACTTTCAGGATTAGTTGCAGATTGAGTTTGCTCTAATCCAATATGATATGCTAAGTTTGTTCCTGGATTTCCTATACCAAAACATTTACCAAATTCATAAAATGTTCTTTGAGTACCTGATGCATTATTTGTAAAATTATATAAAAATATTTCATAATGTAAAAAGTTCAAATCACCATCAAAATTAAAATTTGAGCTATTTGCATCTATATCTGCTTTAGGATATTTTATTTTTATAAAATTACCTATTTTATTGCTACTTGGTGTAACTATTGAAGAAACTGTACCTAAAATTTCATAATCATATACTACATTAGTATTAAATGATATTGGATTATTTTCTGCATCAAATCTCTTGATAAATCTAATTCTATCTCCCGGAGCATATGAATAAGATACAACTGATGCTGTAGAACTAATTTGTTTATTATATACATCAATATTATCTAGTGAAATATATGCAAACCCTTCAATATCACCTATTGCAAATGGATTTAATGATGTAACACTTCTATAAGCACTATTACTAATCCAAAATAATCTTTTATTATACGTTGTATTATTTGATCTTAAAATTTGGTAATAAACAGCTTCTAATGGTGGTCTATTTTTAATTTGTAATAATGTAGTTGGATATTTATATCCATTACTTGAAGGTGTATTAAAACTAGCATCTAAACTAGTTTGTGCACCTATTGTTCTTCCAACACTATCAAAATATTGAATTGCATACTGATAACCAGAATCCCACGAATTTGCAAATACTGTATTATCTCTTGAATATCCATTCAATTTTACACCACTTGATAATAATGTAAAACCATTGGTATATTCCATCTCAACATAATTGTCATTAATAGGTCCAATTTGTGTCCATCCATTAACTTGTAATGCTGAAGATATATTTGTCAATAATGAATTAATGCTAATCCCTAAATTAGTTGAATAGTTATATGATATACCAATACTTGTTCCACTATTATTTATAGCATTTATAACATATATACCATCTGGATTATTTAATCCTTGTGGACCAATTGTGGTTGTAGTTGTTGTAGTGGGACCTGCAGTTGTAGTAGTTGTCGGTCCACTAGTAGTAGTGGTAGTAGGACTACTTGTAGTTGTAGTAGTAATAATAGGTGAAATATCACTTACTGTTCCAAAAACAAATACTTTCATTCTTGTACTAATCACACCACTATCAACTCCATTACTTGCTGCAAAAAACAATAAACCACATTTATCAAAAAAATAAGGAGGCAATTCTCTTTGAGCAGAAGAAACTAAATTCATTTTTGTTTTATCATAACCTTCAGTTATACCAGCATATAATAAAACGTTACCATTTGCAAGTTCACCAGCATTTGCTCTTTGAGGTACCCAATCTTGTAATTGGGACATATCAATAACATCTACTGGATTATATATACTATCATTATAAAACTTATATGTAAAAATATCATTATTTGGTATATTAAATTCTAATTTATTAAAAGAAGAAATTAAATACCAATCACTTGTAGTATCATTAGTTGTTTCCCTAAAAGCAATTTCAATTTTTTTTACTACTAAATCACCTGTTGAAACCGAAACAGAAATCCTAGAATTATATGTTATATTGTAATCTGTTAAATTAACTGTTGGTTGCTGAGGAAGTGGAACAATACTTTTTGAACTCCATACAGATTTTTCATTGTTTTGATAAACAAACCTGTAACAAAATTGAAATAATACGTTTCTTAAATTATTAACTTTAACTTGTGAATCATTTTCATAAACTACTTTTGGAGGCATCTGTGGAGGTGCCTTTGCAACTAACAAATATTCATATTTCCATGATGTTCCATGTGTTTCAGAAACATTAATTACTTTAGGAGGATTTAATCCATCATTAAAAAATAATAAATCACCTTCTATATCTCTATAAAATATATTTACAGATAAAACTTTAAAAGATGGATTAAAATTTAAAATATCAATTCCATTGCTATCCGTTTTACTTACCAATATCTTTACAACACTATTTGTATCTAAATTTAAATATAAAATAGAATTATATCCGTTACTATTCCAAAGAAAGTAATAACCTCTATTTCTTACCTTATCAGGATAAAAACCAATTATTTTATTTGTTCCACTTGGTAATGTATATGGTATTAATGTATTACCTAAGATATTTGATACAACTCTATCTTGACCTACACCTTGTGCATCTTTAGTTATATTTAAAGCATCTATATAGTCATTGTTATCTATACGATAATCAGCAACATCAAGATTCAACTTACCATTAAAAGGGTTGTTAATTACTGGCATATATTATCCCTTAACTGTCATTCTTTGATTAATTAAATTCCATTCATAAGCTTGATCTAAATACATAGGTTTAAACTGTGCATTAGCTAATCTTCTCTGATTGAAAAATTCTTGTTTTCTATCTCTCTTATCTCCAAGATTTCCTTTTCTATTACTTGGCATTGTAGCTATATCTCTCCATGCAATCCAAGCCAATAAAGCTTCCCTAAACTGTAATGGAATCATATATTTCTCATCTGGATTTGGACTTGATAAATATTCAATCATTAAGTAATCATAATAAAACTCTTGATTAAGTAATATCACACCATTTGCATCATCAATATTAAATGAACCTACAAATGGAGAACCACTAGGATAACCATAAATATTAGTAAATCCATACCCATCCCAATAATTATAAAATATTGGTGCGTTATATATTTGATTCCAGTTAACTAATGTATCATCATCAGTTAATGCTTGTCTATTTGGCAATTGGTCACCAAAAAATGTTAATTTTCTATCAAATTGCAAAGGTATAATTTGTCCTACTGCATTTAATACTCCTATTTTAGTATAACTAATATAATCATTTGGTAATTGTACTGTATAGTTTGTAGTGTCAACTGGCAATTTTACTGACTTAATTTTATAAAAGAAATCAAGTCCTAATCTTTCCATACCTCTATAAGCTATATTATAAAGTTTGGCATATTTATGAACGCTTTGCTCAGATTCATCAAGATAGTCATTGATGATTGAGTCAACAGTTATAAATTGTCTTTCTTGTGATGCCATATTTAATTATTTGAAACGTAAGATAAAATATCCATTTGACGAATTAAAAAATGTTGTTCTCCATTAATTATAACCTCTTCCCCAGCATTTTTAATATGAATTATCATATCACCTTTTTTTGCTTCCATTTTTATTTTAGCTGTTCCTCTACCAACCTCAACTACAGTTGCTCTATTATTTCTTGACATAGCAGTAGTAGGTATAAAAAGACCACCTTCTGTAACAGTGTCAGGTTCGCATGGTTTTACTAAAATAAAATCTCTAATTGGTTTCATATATATAGTTTTTAGTTTGCATTATCAATACCATCATTTGATTGATCTATTGGTCTTGACCTTTCAAATGATAATTGACCTTTAATATATTCTACAATTATTGGCACATAATCATCTGGCACAATTAAAGTAGATTCTAAATTTGAAGAATCCCCACCACTTATCATTCTTAAAGTTGCCTTATATGATGTCAAAGGTATTGAACTCTTTGCATATATGTTATTACCTTCAATCCAATAAAGTATTTTATTTTGAATTGGTCTTAAATTATCAATATATCCAACTTGATTAATACTAAGAGGTATGGCAGTTTGCGATGTTTTCTTATCTCCTACAATTTGTAAAGTTGCTACACCTTCATTTTTTCCTAATGCAAAAGGTATTTGCGGAAGCTTTACAGAATATGTAACATTATCTACTGATTCAGCTGCTATATTTAAATTAGTGTAAGTTGTATAAAATGAATTATTTACATAAGCAATACCATCTAATTGAACGCTATCAGTATAATTTTTTTTAGCAGCTATGCCAATAGCATCATTTAACCATTGGTTAACTTGATTAAATGTAATACTAGAATCATCATTAGGCTGTCCATTATATATTTGCCTTAATATTCTTTCTATAAATATTTTTCTTGTCATTTTATTGTCCTTGAGTGGTTACCATGTTAGCATATTGTTGGATTTGGCCATCTTGTAAGCTAACACCAACTAATTTTAATATTCTAGCAACGATTTCTAATTTATCAATATCATACCATAATGGTTGTACACTACCTGTTGGTTGCGTACTAGGGTTATATGGATTTGGATTATATACTGGCCTTCCATTTCCGTCTAAGTTATATCCCCAAATAATTGTAGGAGGATTTTTAATATAACTAAGTTTTAAATTAGCTAATGATACATTATTATCTGTTGTATTTGGATAAAATCTATACCCAGCATCACTTATTAAATAAATTGGATTTGTAACAATTGGATCTATTTCACTTGTTAAATATGAATATAAACTATCTTGTTGAACAAATCTAATTCTATTATTATTAGATGTTCTTATTGAATCAGTTTGTATATAATCAGCTGGATAAGCAACGAATCCATCTGCATCTGGATTTAATGTTGTCAATAAAATAAATGGAGCAACTCTTTGTCTTGTATCACTATTTTGACTATAATTAACTCTAGCTTGTGGCCTTCCATATTGATATTGTTGAAATTCACCTAATAAATAATCCATATAGCTCGTCTGAGCTTGATTTGCTAATAAATTAAATTGAGAAGGTGTCAAATATCCATTTTGTGCTTTGTTAATAGCATATTGGCATATTTGATACATATCATTAATATTCATGTATATAAATTGTTACCCAAATATACGAAAAAGAAACAAAAAAGCCCCGTAATTTTTAGGCTACAGGGCGATTTTATTTAGAGGGGTAGAATCAATATTATTGCAATTTCTTCAATTGTTCTAAAAATTGCTTACTTTCATCATTAGGAAGCATTGCATATTCAACTAAATAATCTTTAGCTTTTTCAGTTCCGGGTATTCTACATATGAATCCACCGTCACCTGCCCAATATGCAGATCCTTTTTTAGAATGTAAATCAATTTTATTATCTAAAATTGCTTTTTTAACTATATATGCTACTTCAACTTCTTTAGATCCAGCACTTTGCATAAACTTATTAGGTTGAGCTTCAGCATATAATTCATAGTCATTTCTTAATGCTTCGTCAGATTTAGGGAAACCTAATTCATCTACAAAATTAATTCCTAAGTAGTTAGCATGTTTCCTCATCTCATCTGTAGAAGCCATACTTGCAAATTTGATTGCCTCAACTTTTGCAATACGTTTTTTACGTTCTAATTCAGCTTGACGATGCGGATTCCACTGAAAGAATGTTAATTTTCTAGTTCCTTTTTTATTAGGATTATCAATATTAGCATTACTTTTTTCTAAAAATTCAATTGCAGATGTGTCCCAATCTGGAACTCTTAATATTCTAGCATCAAAAACTAGACTTCTTCTGTTTTTTTCAACATAAAGTTTATCTAAATGTTTTTGTTCATCCATTGATAAGCTAGGAAATCCATTTAATAACCTAATTCTTTCCATTCTTTTTTTATCTGGATTCCATACATCATCCACGCCTTCCATGTGGTATTTGCCTTTTTTTGTTGTATCTGTTAACTTATAAATCTTATAAGTTACTCCATTTTGAACCGAACCAGACTGTGCTGATTGGGATTCTTCAAATTGTCTATTTTCTCTAAGTACTTCATTCTCATAAGAGAAGACATCAGATAAACCCGCTGCCTTTAACTTTGCCATAAATGGTTTTTTTAATGTTAAAAATAGGTGGAGGTAAAATTACCCCCACCATTTTATTTATGTACTATACTAATTAGTTAGCTTGTACAATGATGAATTGGTTTGCTGCACAAACACGAGTTGAACGGTAAGTAATCATTGCGATTTGATTAGTCATTGTTCCGTCAGTTGGGTTTGGAGATCCACCACCATATTGCCATACTCTGATACCATTACCAACAGTTCCTCCTTGAGGTGGTTCTTGATACATGATAGTGATATTTTTGTAAGCTTGTGCTGTTCTAGCATCTTTAGATTCACCCATTGGATAAATCAAACCAAAATTACGGAAGTAATCATTTTGAGGAGTTAAACCTGTTGTTACTTCAGTATTGAATTGGCTATATTTCTTAACGTTTAATAAATAACCGTCAATGTAGATTTCTTGGAATCCGTAAGCAACTGAAGCCTCTTTAGACTTTTCACCAGTTCCATATACGAAAGCACCAGCAGGGTAAGCTGCGAAGATACCATCAGAGAAATCTTGCTTTTGGAATACATCAGATAACCATGCAGATTGTTTAGCACAACCATTAACATCCATAATACGAGTAATTTCGTGTAATTTTTGGATGTCTAAGTTACCTGCAGTATAACCTACAGTTTCGCCATCAGCTACTACTTTAGGAATAATACCTTGAGCACCTTGAGAGTTAGTCATACCATTTGCATTGTTAGTTTGCAAATTACCACGCATTAATTTTGCTTCTACGTTATTTTTGAAACGAACAAGAGTCTTATACATACCTTTGTAAGTAAACGCAGTTACACCATTAGCAGCCATATCAGCAGATACTGGGTACTCATAGTATGTTTCAGCCATTTGAGCTAAGTCAGTATTACTCCAACCATCACGAATTTGAGTGATGTTGTTGTTATACTTCTGATCCAAATGGATTAATGGGTTAATTTGAGTTGAAGCTTCACCAGCATCTGTATCACCACCAAATAATAAAACCTCACCAGCTAATAATGAAGTACTTCCAGCAGAAGTAAATCCTTGTGTTGCTAATAATGGTGCTACTACAAATGTAAATGCATATGGAGTAGTTGTATCAATTGATAAGATTTTACCTTCAATGTTAGAAGAAGCAACACGCAAAGTTTCACCAACTCTTAATGGAGATTCTGTACCATTGTTATAGTAAGCCTCTGAATTTAAAGTTAATGTAATATTAGTGTCAACTGGAGCTGATACTGTAGAGTTGTTTACTACAGCAACCATTAATTTACCTCTGTTCTCAAACCAGAAGAAATTTTGGTTTTTTACTTCCTCCATTCCAGCATGGGCAGCTAACCACCATGTGAAATCTTCATTACCATACTTTTCAGTATATTGCTTGTAATATTGAGGAGTTAATAATTGTAAGTCAACCATTAGTTGACGGTTTTGCGACTGGAGGGATATTGCACCCGGTTGCAAAATGTTTGAAGTTGGTATTCCTGGACCGCTTGCCATTTTGTTATAATTTTTGTTTTAAACGCTTTGCCAAAGCAATAAACAAGTTATGACCACACTGCTTTTTGTAAATCTTCAAATGCTGAACTATTACTTTGAGTAGGCCTACCTTGTGGCATTTGTTTGTTTAAAGTCACATTTCCAGAATTTTTGATATAAGATAATTTAACTTGAGCAGCAGCTTCATTTGCTATTTTTTTGGCAATTTTGTCAAAATTTTCTAACAAATAAAGATCTTGCATTGTTTGTTTAACATTAGGTTTACCATCTTTGTCAAACCATCTGTTCTCAAAATAATTATCGCTATCAAAATCTTCTAATTGACTTTTAATAGCTAATTTCTCATCATCTCCTACATTAAATGAAATCGGTATTTCGACATCCTCGTCTTTTACCGAAATATTAAATCCATTAAATGATTTAAAATCAGATTCAAGTGTTTTTTCATAAATCGACCTAGCTTGTTGCATCATTTCAAATTCTGCTTGATATTCTGCTTGTCTGCCAGCCTCATTATAAATATCTGGTAATTTAATTTCACTTCTAAGCTTTTCTAATTCAGATCTAGTTGTTTTAGCCTCAATCATTAACTTCTTTTCAGTATAGTTAACTTGGGCTTCCCAATTCTTTACTTTATTAGCATAATCCTCATCAGTTTCATCAAATCCCTGTTCTGGTTTTAAAGGTACATAAAATTTGTCATAAAATAAAATATCAACTTCCTCATCATTTAATTCTTTATGCTTCTGTTTAAGATTTTCTTTAACAATTTCTACTGCTAATTCAGTATTTAATTCAGCTGTAGTTAATTTTTCTAATCTTTTTTGCTGATTTAAAACTTGATAAACATCATCAGTTTTACCTTCTTTGATTGCATCAAATAATGTTTTACTTACATTATCTTGAAATTCAAAATCAATTTCAGAAGTTTTTTCCTTAATTTTCTTGAATTCTTCTTCAGCTTCTTCTACACTATTAAATCCAAATCTTTCTTTTATGAATTGATTAGGATCAAATGTGTTTGTTTGCTGTTCTTCTGTATGTACACTTTCTTGTACATTTTCTTGTACATTTTGTACATTTTCTTGTTGTACCTGAGTATTTTCTACATTTTGAGTAGGGGCTTCTTCTACTTTTGGTACATAAATTTCATCCGAAAACGGATTGAAGCCATCTGCAAAACCTGTGATTGGTTCTGCTGCGTTATTATCTGGCATAAATGCTAATTTGGTTTCTATTTTTATTTAATAACCACCAGGCAATTTATACCTGGTGGTTATAATATTTTAACAAGCTATAGTTGCTGTTACATTACCTGTAGGACTTACAAATGCAGCATATGCAGTTCCTGTTGGATAATTGTACATAAATGAATAAGCACTACCATTACCAACAAATGGAATAGTAAGTATAGCATTTGTATAGAATCTGGTAACTAATGCACCATTGCTTGTAGATGCATAAACCGTTATTGTTCCGCCTCCAAATCCATCTGCACAAGCTGTTCCTTGATCAATTGCAGAATTTGAACTTATTTTATATGAATATGGTGCAATTAATGTTGTTGTAGTCGTAGTCGGAGCAGCAGTTGTAGTTGTTGTTGGAGCAGCTGTAGTGGTAGTCGTAGGTGCAGCAGTTGTAGTTGTAGTTGGAGCAGCAGTTGTAGTTGTTGTTGATGTAGTCGATGTTGTAGTTGTAGTTGGGTTAGAACTTACAGTAATAACACCTAAATAATTAATTGTAATTGCATAAAGAACTGCTGGATTAGTCCACAATTGAATTCCATAAAAACTTGTACCATCACCAGTAATTGGCAAAGTTAATTTACTATCTGCATATAATTTATTTGCAGATGTTAAAGAACTAGTTGTTGCATAAACTACTTGTGTACCTTGAGTAACACCAATTCTATTTGCTTGCCAAGCATCTGGGTATGTATTCCTAGATAATAAATATGCTATTGAATTTGACATTTTATTTTAATTTTTATTTTAACTAAATTGTAAATATTGACCAATAATACCAAATTCAACTATTCCACTAGCCGAGATTGATGATACATCAGTTTTGGTTGTTAAATCTACACCTAAAACTGTAACCCAGTTAATAGGTACTTGTGGAGCTGGTAATAATTCACCATTAATTGAACCATTATCATTTGTAGTTGAAAAATTAATTGTTGCAGAAGGGCTTACAAATTGCACTACGGCACTGTCCCATCCAGATAAATCTTGATAATAACTGCCATTTGCATTAAATGATGCAGTAGCATCAACAATTGTACTAATTTTTGAACTAAATTTTTGAAGTCTTATTAATAATTTACCTACTGTTGCCATTTTTTTAAATTTTTATTGTTGAGGTTGTAATTCTTGTTGTTGCATTTGATCTTGTTCTTGTTGACCTTCTTGTGTTTCTGGACCTTCTTGTTCTTGTTGTCCTTGTTGTTGCATCTGTTGCATTTGCTGTTGTTGAGCCTGCATTTGTTGTTGTTGCATTTGTTGAATCATCATTTGCTCTTGTTGATTATCAATAGTCAAAGGCATTCCAATATTTTGGAATAACTCTTGTGCCAATGGCTGTAATTCAGCAGGTAATGGAATATTTGCTTTTGCTAAATCAAAAATACCTTGCAACATTATTTCTCTTTGTTTTGCTTGAGTTTGCTTATCTAATAATGCAGAATCTCCTTGAGCCTTAGCTTGTAAACTAGCTTGTTGAATTTGTGCATTTTGTTGACTATTATTTTGAGCATTCTCTTGTTCAGTTTTTATATATTTCTTTTGTCCATATCTGAAATAAACTTCAGCTAATTCTACATTTTCTTTAGCTATCCTCATAACCTTGAATGGATCTACATATAATACTAAATTAGGATTTGAAATCATAGCCTGATTCATCATATTTTGCAAATTTGCAATTTCTAATTCAGTAGGTAGCATTTTTAATTTTGTAGTAAAATTTCTACCTTTTACTTGATCTTCTTTTAATAATTCTCTATATTTTTTAGATCCATAACTAACACTTGCATTTAATAAACATGCAACTTTTTTTGCCGTATCTTCCATTACATACATATATGCATCATACATATATTCAGTAGCATCATTAGCTAATATTCTAGAAGTTTCAACATTTGAAGCTGCAACTCTAGGTTGAGATGCTTGTTGCATAAGATTAGGATCAACTCCTAATTCTTGTGTTAATACTTGATAATGGAAATTATATAATTGAATTAATGCATTTAATTGTGGAGCAAAACCAGTATTTGCTAATTCTGTAATTGGAACAGGTATTCTATTTCCTTCAGCATCTCTACCACGATAATAAAGTTTACCAGTTTGTTCCCATATTTTTTGAATATCCAATGGCTTAACTGAATCTCCTAAACCTAAATCTAATTCTTGTAATGCATCTACATCTATAGAAGCACCTGCTGGTACCATCTTAGCTACTATTTGTTGAATTTTCAACCTAGCTAAAATCATTTGCTCAATTGGTTCTTCTATTTTTTCTGGTACAGCAACGTTTCTTTGGTCGTAATTTTGATACATATAGAAGCTATATGAAAACTCCGCATTACCAATTTCTTTTGGATCTTGTGGTCGTACCATATTTTTCTTTATACCCCATTCTAACATAGTTTTAGTAACTGGGTTATAAACTCCTTTATATATATTCCATTTCTTTTCTTCTAAGTATTCTTGATTTTCATCTAATCTTTCTGGCTTACCTTTTCTAATTATAGTACTGCCATTCTTCTTAGTCTTAGTAATAGTATATCCTTCTGAATCTAATGTTCTAATTTCAAAATTCATTAAATCAATATTCCATTCATCATAAGGTCTTAAATATGCAATGTTCCAATCTTGCATCCATTTAATCTTATCAGTTAATTGATATTCTTTTGAAAATTGAGCTAATTGGAATATTTGTTCTTCTGTTAATATACCACCATTTTCTTTTCCATATCTTGCTCTTACTTCACTAATTTTCATTGATGAAATATGACCTCTATATGCAGTATCTCTAAAATCAGGATAATCAGAATAAGAATAAATTGCATTTTCAGGTCTAATCCATTCAACATGAATTTCTCCTTCATCATCCATCCATGTATATGTACAAACTAATCCAACTTCAGCTGAATCATGTAATATTCTTTCTTTAAGAACATCATTCCAACCATTTGCTTCAAATACATTATTTACACCTAAACTATATAAAATTTCTTCAGGCAATTTATTAAATTCACTTCTCCAAATATCTAAATCATCTTTATCTTCTGCAATAAATTGATCTTGTGGAATAATTTGAACACCTGATTCTTGTTGTATATGTGCAAGAATTTCTTTGTTTTGAAAAATAAATTCTGCATCATCAGCAACTTCTTTTTTCTTGCTTACAGATGTAGGATCAACAGCAGTTACTTGAATTTTTTCATTTCTTGACATCCATGAACTAACTAATCTTCCTATAATTGTATTACCAATAATAATTGATTTCCAATTTATATTTACATAGTTAGCTTTGCCATTCATTTCTAAACGATCTAAAAATACACTCATGTCAATTTTACCATTGGCAATCTGTCTATTTTTTCTAAACCTATTATTTCTTATCCAAAAATAAGTTTGATTACCATAGATTGTGGCATAAATATTTTGAGCAACTTTTCTACCATATTCTAAATCAGATTTAGATTTAACATCAGTAGTAAGCTGAAACGATTTTAATGCTTGACCTGCGTCATATGCATTTATGTCTAATGGATTTGAAGCCAATTTAACTGTATTTTGTTGTCAAATATACCAAAAATTAACAAATTAATTAAAAAAAAATTAAATTAGACTAGGTTTATAACTTTTTACTAATGGTTCTCTCTTTATTTTTACCTGAACTGGCTCCATTAAACAAACTAAAAGCATTAAAAATGACACTGTTTGGTCAAACTCAGTTCTATTATTTGGATCAAATTTTTTAGCATCTTCTAATAAATTTTCAAAATCAATAGAATCAATATGATGTTCAAAATACATAATACCTACATCTGTTTGTTTCATAAGACTAAATGGAGTAGTTGGGAAACCTTTATATCTTTCAGCATCTTTTTTAGATGGATCCATTGATATTTTAGGGTATGTACCTAAATATGCAACTCTACCCCTATCTCTAAAATATGATAAATAATCATCACTATTATGCTCATACCAAGCTTTATAACCATAAAATTCAGCAGCTAACATAACTTGCTCATGCAATGTTTCTTTTACTTGAGGCCTCCCATAAAGATGTCCAATTGCCTTACCAGTATTTTTAGGATCTAATAAATTATATCTTCTACCTATCCAAGCTGATGCTTTTGAACCATATTTACCACCTTGACTATTACTATAACCATCAATTGCAATTGCACCATCATCAATTCTATCCGGTTTTTTTAATTTTACATCAAAAGTGTGTTTATTCTCTTCTCCTTTTGGTGGGAATTGCGTAATTTTCCAATGAAAATCCTGTTCTTTATCTGAGGCTTCCCTCCATCTTACAATTTGATCTATATCTCTATAAAATATTACTTTTCTTTTTAACACAGGATTTTCTTTTAAATAAGCTTCTCTTTGTCCTATATTTAAAACATTAAAAATACAACCATCTGCATCTGTACTAAATGCTTCATCAATAGTCAATGGTTCTTTTCTAATACGAGCAGATAATGCTCTTGGATTATTTTTAACTGTTTCTCTATCTGCTAATATCTGTTCTAAAGTTTTTTCTTCATTTGGGAATCCAAAGTCATCAAAGTTTCTTGTACGTTTTGCAGACATAAAAAACCTATAAAGACCGCTAGAAGTTGTACCATTTTCTTGTCTTTTATCTTGATTACTTTCTTCCCATAATAATTTAAAAGCATCTTGAACACCATCTTTTTCAGTAGTTAATTTCTCTACTGTTGTAGTGTATAATGCTTTGCCAATTATTTGTCCTTCATCATCAAGCAAACAATAACGAACAACCTCATGTCTATCATAAACATTAACCTCTGTAGTCTTACCACACTCATCTGCAATATATCTATGTAATTTTTGACCATCATATGCAACTGAATCAGCTGATTGAAAATCTATTACCGAACCTAATTCATCCTTATCTATATTTTCTTCTGCTTTTTTACCTCTAACATTCGTTTTTTGGAAACGCATTTCTGACTTTGGATTAACACCCAAAGACATATCATATTCAGGTCTAAAGAATTTTGGCAATCTTCTAAATGGATTTACTACAGTCTTAGCAAAGAATTTTTTTGCATCAGCCCCAGTTTTAGATTGAATACCTCCATTTGTCATTTTAGTCCTTGTAGTATATTCTGTAACAAATAAACCAGCAACAAATGATTTACCAAATCTTCGCTTAGTTACCTCAAGCATTCCCATACATAATGGATCTTGTATGCAATAATCCATGAAATAAAACTTCTCTAAATCTGGAATCCTAAATTTAGGATAACCAATATCTATTGACCACCATTGCAAATACAAATAATGCATACCTGTCAAATAAGTAGGTTTACCATTATTCATATACCAAAACCCATTCAATCTTCTATCCCATTCTTGTTTCTTATACTCTTCTAATCTTTCATCATAAAATTCAGCATCATCTTCTTTCTTTTTTTTATCAAACTCATCCCACTTTTTCATGGTATCTTGGTACCAATCTGGTAACATTATTCTTTTCCAATATTGTTCGGATTCTTTTTCAGACCTTTTATATACTCCCCTAAATTCTACTTGTTTGGTTATTATATTATACACATAACCTTCTGGTGGCAAATTACATTGCAATCCCTGAATATCTATGATGCTACCACCATCTATTTTGTTATACATATTTAATATCTTTTACCAGCTAATTCACCTACAGCATCAGCCATATTTTCTGGTGAAAATGGCTTTCTATTAATTTGATTTTGTTCTTTTTTTTCTTCTTTATTTTCTTGACCAATCCCAGCTAATACCTCTAAAGCTTTAATTGAACTTGAAATTGTTCCAGCATCTACCCATATTTTTTGCAATCTCTCAAATGTCTTAATTTTAGGATCATCAATATCAATAGCTGTAAGACTTGTTTTATTTAATAATTCAGCCATTTCATTAGCCTTTCTATTAAGTGCATGATATAATTTACCTATACCATCTTCTTCATAATAAGCATTTTTACCTTGCAAATAAGATATTTGCTTTTCTAAATCTTTAATTTTATTTTCTAATTCTATAGACATATTAAACTAGGATTTAATAATTTATCTAATGTTTGTGCATCTGATATGTTATATCCTACAAGTAAATCACCATTATTTACCATTTCAGTTAATTCATTTTCAACTGCTATAACTTCATTTCTATCATTTCCGTCTGGGTAATATCTTAATCTAATTATTTTACCTTCTTGACCATTTCTATCTTGATAAATAATTTCATAATCACTTGATATAACAGTAGTTACAACCTTACCAATCAATTCTCCACTTGTAATATAAATTTTATTTTTTACTAGTTCCGGTTTAACACCTTCCAAAAATCCAGTATATGGCTTAAATATTCTTAATCCTGTAATAAAATTATTCAAAGGGTTCCATGTGGAACTATCTTTAGCTCTCCATAAAAAACATTCTTCAATTGGTATAGAAAAATATTGTATATCTGAAGAAGCTTCATTAGTAGGTCTTAAATAATTAAATATTTTATATGTATCATGAGTTGCATTATGATGTATTAATATTTCAGCTCCTTCAGGTATATCTTTTGCATTAATTACTTCTGCATTAACTGGTTTTACATAACGCATATTAAAATTATCATATACTCTTTCAAGTCTTATTTTAGTTCCATCAGAAAAAGTATGAGAATTTTTACTTTCTAAATCTACTTTTACAATTACTCTATTACTTGGTGCTATTAGTTTCATAATTTAATTAAATTAATCAAAGTTAATGATTTTAGTTACTCAAAAAAAATTATTATATTTGTTAAGCCAAACATATATTAACAATCTAAAACAAAACAAAATGGCAAATTTAATTAGCGTTACTGTTTTACAAAAAAATCAGTACAACACAGCTGCTGGTGGAGTAGTAACTGCAATCCCTGCATTGGGTATTATTGCAGAACCTTACACTGGTACAGTAAATGGTACAGTTGCTCATGCTACTATCACCATTCCTCCAACTGGCTTAAACCAAAGAAGTACTACATTAATTGTAACTTCCACAGTTGCACAAATTGTTACTGCTGCAAATGCTGCATTAGCTTAGTAAATTAGCCCCGATTAGGGGCTTTTTTATTTTCTTTATGCACAACTTTTAGGTTTTTATAAATACGATTTGCATCATCAAGACCTTTACCTGATGTTATAGCTAAAGCTACTGACAATCTTCTTAATTTTTTAGCTGCCTTATTATTCATATTTAACTTGTTTATTTAAAATTAATTGATAAGAATACAAACCATTGCCTTCATATTTTTTATTTACTGTATGTGATCCAAATGCTTCTTTTCTTAAATGTCTTAATTGAGCTGATATAGATGCCGGAGGCTCATTTAATAAATTAGATATTTCTGGCAATGTTCTATATTTACCATCTTGCATTAAATCATAAATCTTATGAAATTGTTTGGTAAGTCTTTTGCCATCTCTTTCTTGAATATAATCAGATCCATTAAAAATTAAATCTTCCATATATTATTTTTTATTTTTAAAATAATTTAAATCTAATTCCCCACCATCCATTTTGTTGGGGTGAACGAGTATGTCGTCATCGTAAAAGTTCCTAACCATACCACTGTCGTATAGTATGACTTTCCAAACAGTGTTGACTTGGCTTCCGTAATCAAACCATGCGATTGCTTTTCCATATCCTAAAGGTGTTTGAACATCTATTGTGTTAATTAATTCGTGTATATACATTAGAATGGAGTTTCATCTTTTGTACTTGATAATAACTGAATTGAACTTACTCTTGCATGTAATTGAGCAATCGTTTCTTTTGTTTTATCATTTAAATAAGTTTTTGCTTCTGGCTTACCTTCCATATAAATCATTGTGCCTTTTTTAAGATAATTAGCTACATTTAATTTATCTGTCCAATAAGCACAAGATACCCAAGTAGTTTTATCTACATCTTGACCTTGTTGATTTTTGAACTTTTCACTGTAAGCCATTGAGAAGTTAATTACTGTTTTTCCATTTACATCATTAACTACTGCATCTTGTCCTAATCTTCCGATTACTGAAATTCTAATCATTGTTTTGTTTTTATAATTATTAAAATATTACTTCTTCTCCGTTTTCATCTTTGTAAGGTAGCCATGACTGACTTGCTTCTTTTTTCTTCCAAAAATCATAGCCTTTGTTATTCAAAAGCTGTTGAATAAAATCACTTCCCTCAATAAAAAATCTTCTTCTTTCCCATATATATTCAACCGATACGAAGCCCTTTCTACCTACACTTTTTTTCTTTATTTTCTTTGTGTGAAATTCAGCTAATGGATTGTTCACATCTGTTTGTGCAAATGGTCTATGATAAACAGTTATATTATCCATTTTATTGTTCCACATTGCTCCATCATTAACATCAAATACATCTGGGCATTTATAGTTACCACTTCTATCTCTTTCCATTAATTTTGGATGGGCTATAACCCAAAAATACACATCATTTTTCTTGGCAAATCTTGAAAAATCAGCCAACAATGTTTCCAAATATTTATCAGTTCTACCACCAAAACCTTTGTAATCATTTGTCATTTGATTGAATGGATCTATACAACAAAAATCAACCTTTTCTTGGACAATTAACTCAAGAAATTTTTCCTTGATATACTGAGGAGTTGGAGAAAGCATTTCAGCACTTATATAAAAAATATGCTTTGAAATAAAATCATATGCTGCCTCATATACCTCATCAGAAGGCTTATTTGGATTAAATGGAGTACACTCACAACCCAAAAGCATCTCTACAAAATCATGAAAATATTCTTCAGCAGGTGTATCTTCTGGAGAAAATGTAGCAATCTTTTCTCCATAAACAATTATTCTACTTAGCAATTGTGATTTTTGCCAAGCTGTTTTACCATAGTTCCCTATTCCCGTTAGCAAAGTAATTTCACCTCTTTTTGGTTTAAACAAATAATCTAAATCTTTAATACCAATACCCAATACCTTGTCAAATCCATTTTGATTTATCATCAAAGCCTTATCTTTCACATCAATACCATAAACAACATCTTCTATTCTATAATTTTCACCCTTTTCATCTACAAATTCCTTTTTAACATCAATTTCATAATTAGTTTCTTTGTTTACTAATTTTTCCTTTTGCATAATAGCAGAACCTGCTATAGCCCTATTTGCCCTATATCCGCTTTTTACGGCACTCTTCATCTCTGACATAGTAAAGTCATTGCTAACCAAATACTCGGCCGAAATGAGGCTTAAAGCGGCCTCCTCGTTGATTCCAAACCTACAACATGCAGATGCCAACTTAAAAATGTAAGTATTTCGTTCTCCGGTAACAAAAGCATCATTTTTGTTTGTAAGCCATTTAAGTATTCTACGAAAGTTTTCGGAATCATCTAAGTTTTCATTTTCATTAACAACTACTTTTTCAATTTTTTTAGCCTTTGTAAAAGTTACTGCTTTTTCGTTAATGTAAATATCGGGATCAAAACTCTCATAACAAACTCGGCTAACATTAATTCCACTACGGTCAATTTCTGGGAAAACTTCTTGAAGTGATTGAAAATGTTCTCTGTGTTTTTTACCATTAGCAATTTTTACTAAAGCTTTCAATCCATTACCAGATGGACTAACCCAACAAGCATAAACAAAATCTTTTGAAATAATTTCCGTTTGCTTATCTCTTAAATCTGAAATATCATCAAAATCAAGTACAATAAATCCACTATGTTCAATTAATTGCTCATCTTTTCTATCTGCACCGAATTTACCACTGAAGCAAACTGATGGAAGATTTAATTTCAGTTTACTAGCTTTTTCTTTATCCAAAGCCAATCTAATATCCAAAACTAAACTTTTACTTGCACCTAACTTTATCCTTTCAAGTGCTTTTTCAACTGTTATGAAATGTGGTTCCTTGCTAAAAATGTTTTTAAAAATAGTAATTTGCATCGTTTTATTTATTTAATTCTTCCATTCTTTTTGAATAATTTATGAAATCTTGGTTTCCATGTAACGAACTTCTTGTTTGAGTAACATCTGGATTTGATTTGATATAAGTTTTTTTAAGATGCGGAAATGTATTTTTAATCTTAGACTTCCAAACCTTAATTGGTTTCCCATATCCATCTTTCCAACCTGCATCTACCCATGTCTGATATTTTGCTTTTAATGAAAATTCATATTCCTCATAAACAGCCTTCAAATCATTTTCAATCACTTCCTTGCAATACAATAAAAATTCAATCTCATTTGGTATATGTTCTTTATTATTCTTTATTATTCTTATTTCTTCTAATTCTTCTTTAGATGTGTTCACTTGTTGTTCATTGGCTTTTCGTTGGCTCTTCACTTGTTGTTCATTAGTTGTTCTTTCGCTGCTCATTGGTTGTTCATCATCAGAATCATAACCTTGATAACTATCATATTTACAGATAGTTATGATAGAATATAGGTTGTTCGCTTCTATATTTATCTGATCTAAATCTTCAAACTTTTTCAAAGCCCTATAAATCATAGAACCATCTAATCCAAGCTCTTCTTCTGCTTTAAATCTACCAAATAATAATTGACCTCTTTTAATTTCAACTGTAGTAAAACCCTTACCCATTTTTAATGATACAAAAGCATCTTTATAGTTAGCTTTAATCAATAACCACAACCAAACTTTCAAATGGTTAGGATTTGCAAAACAATAACTATCAAGTATCTCTCTGTCTATTTTTATAAATGACATATAGTTATTATTAATCGTTAGTAAAATCAGTTCCCATTGCCTTGTTTATCTTTGATAGATTTTCATCTGAAAGATTCATTATTCTATGAATTAATATACCATATAATGTACCATATTTTATTTCTGTTTTTCTTGAAAGCCAAGCCAATGGCCTTTCTTGTCGTTCTAATTCTAATAAGATAAGATCTTTTACATTATGTTTTTCCATAAAAAATTTTTATTAAGACACAAAGTAAAGAAGTATTATTTATTTAAAAAAATTTATTTTTTCACAAATATTTTTTAAAATTTATTTTGTGGTTTAATTAAATTAATTATCTTTGTTAAAATTATTACTATGAAAACAGCAATGCAAGAATTAATTGAAGATATAACTATTGAAAAAAAATTGGGTTATATTAATGAAAATGCTGCAAACAGAATACTTGATTATATAAATAATTTATACCATGAAAAAGAAAAAAAACAAATAATAGATGCTTGTTGGTATGGTCATGATATAAAACATGAGTATTTTAATCCGATACATTATTTTGAACAAACCTATAACCAAAACAAATAACCTATGAATATAATTATAACAATATTAATTTGGGAATTAGTAAAGGAATTAATTAATAGAATAATTAAAAGTCAATTATAATGAAAAAAATATTTTGTTTTTTATTTGGACACACTTGGAATATATATTACAAATATAATAGTAGCACAAAATTTAAGTGTTGTATATGTAAGGGATATACGCATAAATTTGGAACATGTTATCCAAATAGATATATAAAAGCTTGGTATGCAGAATAGAGAATTAATATACGAAATGGCTAAAAGATTAGATATGTTAATTGAGGTAACAAAGGAAGGTAAACATATTGGTAAATTTAGATTCATAAACAATAAACTACATAAACTAAATGAAACAAGAAACAGTAATAACAAAGAAATGCTCAACTTGCAAAATGGAAAAACCACTAAATGATTTTGCTAGAAATAATGATGCAATGTATGGAAGATATTACCAATGCAAACATTGTACTGTATTAGCAAATAGAGCATCTAAACAAAAGAAAAAAGAAGGAATCATAATAGCATTTTAATATGGAAGCATATCAAACAAAAGCAATAAAAATATATTTAAATTTTTTTATGAAAGACAGAGTTAGTGATTTTGAAAATAGAATTATAAAAGCCAAAAATCAAGCTATGTCTTATATTCAAAAAGAAATTGAATTAAGATTAAATAATCCAGAAGAATTATTTTATTGGACTAATGTTAAAAATTCACTTGAAAAAATATGAGAAACTCAACAATAATAGTAAAGAAAAAACGTTGTATTAATTGTGGTAATATTGATTATCATTTTTCTAAAAAAATGTGTAAGCAATGTGCAACAATATCTTCAACACAAAAACGTATGGAAGAATTTGAAGATGATTCTGAAAGTTTTAAAAATTTAGTTCAAGATTTAGACCATGTATTTAGTCAGTATTTAAGGAACAGATATGCTGATAAAAATGGAATTGTTGAATGTTATACTTGCGGTAAAAAGCATGCAATATCTGAAATACAGTGTGGTCATTTTATGGGTAGATCTAATTTATCAACAAGATGGATGGAAGATAATTGCAGACCACAATGTATGGAATGTAATTATTTCCAATCTGGAAACATGGATGAGTTTGAATATAGACTACATAAAGAAAATAATGCATTAGTGGAATACCTTAGAGAAACAGCAAGACAACCTACTAGACCTACTAAAGATGAGCTTAAAGCTTTAATCCTAGAATATAGGGCAAAGTTAAATTTGGTAAAAAAGAAATTTATTCAAAAATAATTTGTATTTTTACGGCAGTTATCATAGTTTAGTAGATTTAGTTTTTTACCCCTTACCTTAAAAAGTAGGGGGTTTTTAGTATAATAATAAAGTAACATAGTAAAGGTAAAACTTAACTAATATGAACACTGAGTAAAATTACTCAATACGCTGAGTAAATAAATTTAATTAAATTAATAATTTATTTTTTTAATTAAATTAATTAAATTAATTTTGTTTAAAAATAAATAAAACATGGCAAGAAGCATTAGCCCAGATTCGGTTTCAAGTAAGGTTGCCGAATTAAAATTAGGAGAACATATTAGATTAGATAATCCATATACATCTGTAATGGTAATGGTATCTAATTTAAAAAGAAAAGTAGAGCATAAGGACAAGTTATACAAAATTAAAGTTGTTGATAATGTTACTACGGTAAGTAGAATAAAATAAAAAAAACTAAAAAATATGCATATACAAACTATTAACTACACTAGGACTTTTAATTTAGGTAATTATTCTTCTGAAAAAATTGGAGTTGAATTTGCTCTTAATGAAGGAGAATCAGCAACAAAAGCTCTTGATTATGCAAGAGAATTAGTTGAAGAATACCATGCTGAAAATGTAAAAAGACAAAAACAACTTTATGATGAAAATGTTGGAGAATCATTATATAAGATTATAGGCGGTTCTAGTACTACAAATAAAAATGAAGTAATACCTACACAAACAAAGCAATCATTAGCTGAAAAAACAATTCAATTTATTAAAGAATGTAAATCAGTTAAAGAACTAAAAGCTTGGGAACTAATGGCTAAAACAGACCCTTTAATACATTCTGCTTATTCTGCAAAACTAAACACTCTATAACTATGGACTTTTCAAAAACATTATTTAGATCATCATCAATTGGTTATCTAATGACTGAACCTGTAACTAAAGCTGATAAAGAAGCTGGGTTACTTTCTAAAACTGCACAAAAACATTTGTTAGATGTTTATATAGCAGAAAAGTATGGCCGTAAAAAAGACATACAAACAAAACAAATGCGTAAGGGTATTGAGGTAGAACAAGAGTCAATCAATCTTTTATCTTTATACTTGAAGAAACCATTTATTAAAAATGAAGAAAGATTTTCAAATGATTTTATATCTGGACATCCTGATATTATTGATGAATGTATTATTGATATTAAGTCTAGTTATGATTTATGGACCTTTATGGGCAATTTACCAGATAAATTAGATAATTTATATTATTGGCAAATGCAAAGCTATATGTGGCTTACAAACAAGAATAAAGCTATTATTGCTTATTGTTTGGTTAATATTCCTGATTCAATTATAGAACAAGAAAAGTATTATTTGCTTAAAAATATGGATGTAATATCTGAACAAAGTCCTGAATTTATATATGAAGCTATGAAGCTAGAATTTAATATGAAATTTGATGATATTGATATTAAAGAAAGAATTTTAATGTATAGTATAGATAGAAATGAAGATGATATTTTAAGAATACAACATAAGATTGAAAAATCAAGAGAATTTTTATCAGATATTGAAGAAAAACATTTAAATTTTAATAAGTGAGTGTAGGTGCAAATATAATTAGTGCTATACAAAATTTGAGAATGGCTAAAGATCAATTTGAAGATTTTATTAGACAATATCCTAAATCATCAGGAGAAAGATTGTTTAAAAAATATATAGATAAAATTGATTGGATATTTTCAGATATAATAACTATACCATCTATTACTGATGAGGTTCGTATTGGAATTCGTAAAGAAATAGCAAGTGATGTTTTTGCAGTTCCAGCTATAGTAGAAAAAGTTTCATTACTTTCGCCAGAACAAAGAGAAATGATTGAAGATACAATTGATGCTATGTTAGCAGGGGAGGAAATTAAAATAGTAGATATAAAAGATATGCCATGACACCAATAGAAGAACTAATAGAAAAATTAAAAATAAATCCAATTTTAAATGCTAATGTATTACATATGATAGAATCTTTAGATTTAATTAAAAAAGAACATGATGAAATAGTTAAAGCATTTAGAAATGGTTGGGCTAATGGTGTAAATTTTAAAGCAGATGCTGAAAATTATTTTGATAAAACTTATAAAATAAAATAATATGGAAAAGGTATTTGAAGGATGTGACTTTTGTATGCAATTTGACAATGATGAACCACATTTAATTGGTGCTACAATGGATTCAAATGGTTGTATTGAAGTTAAAGTAACTCCAATAATGGATGGTGGTGTAACATTTTTATGTCCTACAACAGGTAAAAAAGTAAGATTATTTGCTAGACCATTATCAGATTCAGGTAGAGAATTATTAGAAAAACCAGAAACAGAATAATATGATATATATAATAATTTTCTTAGTAATGGCAATATCGGCATTTGTTGGATATGAAATGTACAGTGAACCCTTTGAAGATAATGACAAAAAAACCCCCAAGTAGAAACTCAGGGGGTGCTTTGTTAACCAAAAACCGTATGTATGAAAAAAGAAAGTTAATTACCTTTAAGAGATAAAAAATCTTTAGTTGTTTTATCATTCCATATTCCTTTATTATCTCTAAGAGCTTGAAATGCTCTAGTAACTTTACTATGTGTTATAATTTGCTCTGTTTTTGGAGCATCAACAGCATATTTATATGCTTTTACCATTCTATTTTTAAATGAATTAAAACTTTCACCTCCTTTTGGAGATTCGTTTGGCTTTAAAATCCATTCTTTTTCATTAAATTCACCAGATTTTTTGCCTTCATAATCACCAATATTCCATGTACTTAAAAGTTCATTTGTTATATGTGGTATTCCAGCTTTTTTAGCAATTATATTAGCAGTTTCAACAGCTCTTTTAACTTTACTACTAACTATTTTCTTTTTACCAGCATCTTTAGCATGTTCTCCAATCTCTTCAGCGTATTTTTTACCTTTTTCAGTTAAGTTTGTTGGTTTTACACCATTTTCTAAATTATTTGCAGTAGCATCATCTTCACCATGTTCATATATTTCAGTATCATCAATTCGGATAGGTGCAACTTTTGGTGCATCTTCCTTAACTTTTTTCATTATACTTAACTTACTCATTATTTTTTATCTTTATTATATTCTGGGTGTTCTTTATGCCATTTTTTTACAGCAGCAACACCTTCAGCAATTGTCATACTATGATCAACATCAGTCAAATCTATTGTAGTCCATTTACCTTTATCAACATCTGGATGAGTTACCATAATATCACCTTTATGACCTTTACCTATATTATTTGGTTTTTCATAAACAACATGTCTTTCGCCTCCAGCTTTCACAGTTTCTTTTTTCATCATTTTTAAAGGCTTCATAAAATTTAATATTTTTTGCTAATTTAAGATTTTTTATACATATTTGCAAATTACAAATATGCTTTGTTAAACCTAAAAAATAAATTATGAAAAAATTAATTGTATTATTGCTATTATTTACTAGTTGTATAACATCTAAAAAAATTCATAAAAAATATCCTATTATACATCGTATAAGTAAAAATAAATTAATAATAAAGGACTCTTTAACTATATATGAATTAAGATTGGGGCTTTAAAATAATAATTGATTAAAATTATTTTTGTTGAAATCCTAAATATTTGCTTAGAGCTTCATATTGTTTTTCTTTAGGTAAAGGAACAATTAATTGCGACATGTTTCCGGGAGGTGGGTATTCACCATATTTTTTCTTATATTCTTCTCTTTGGTTTGCTTGATAATTAATTATAGGATCCATTTCTTGCATTGTAGTTAAATATCTTCCACCCTTTGGAGCTAAGTTTTTTCTAAGACTATCTACATATTTAATTGCTCCAGGTGTGTTAGATGTAGATAAAATATAATTCCAATATTCTTTTGCTGCTTTTTTATCATTATTGTCAAATACAAGCATTTTTTCTGGATATTTACTTCCTTTATCTGTTGTAGTTATAGGATATGGTTCATTTTCTTTAATTTGTTCAATTTTACGAACTTTATCTAATGAATTTAACAAATACTGTGTTCTAGCTCCTAAAATATTATCAACATAACTACCTGATTTAGTAGGTCCGTAATCTTTTTCCATTTGAGCTAGTTGTTGCTGACCAAGTTCTGTAGATGCTAATTTTTTTATTAATGCTTCTTGAAATTCTTTATTTGATGTAATTGGCAAATTGTGTTCTTTTGCAGCCGTAAGAACAATTTCTGGTGTTACTCCTCCGGCAGAAGCCGCATTACTCATACCTGTTGGTGTTTTTTCATTGCCACCACCATATAAAGTTAATCCAGTGCCTTTAATTTTAATTGGATTACCAGGTCCTACAATTGATTCAGAATTAGATAATTCATATGGATTTGATAACATTGGTAAAATTGCCATTTTATTTATTTTAAACTTAACAAGTATAATGTTTCTGCAAATAATTGAGCTATTTCATCTACTTGATTTTGAATCCAGCTTTCTTGATAAATTTCTTGTCTATCTTCTTGAAGAGTTTCGTAGCATTTTTTAAAATACTTTATAACTTGTTCAACATTTTTATAATCTATTGGTTCTCCAATTTCGTATCCTTCTGGTCTATCATAAATACCACTAACACTTTCAACTAGACCATCAATTAATTCTAAAACTTCATCATAAAAATTATTTAATGCTTTATGTACAGCATGAGAATCTGTTTGATGGTGCCAAACTATAGATTGATCAAATGCTGTTTTTAAATCACTTACAAATTCTACAAAATTATTATCTACTGAAACCATATTATTATTTTTAGCTAAATTACGATATTTTAAACTATTATCAAAACCACATTTATGGCAAACATACTTATCACTTTCCTTTGAATCTTTTGTATTCCAATGCCATCCACAATTTGCACATGTAATTTCTTGATTTGGCATATTTAAGATTTTTTATGTGCATTAGCAAACTTTCTAGCAGCTTCAACACTACCAAATCCCCAAGCTTTTAAAGCTAAAGCTTTTCTTGTTGGCTCACCATTTGGTTTTTTCATAGCTCCCATCATACCAGAAAACCTCGCTGCAAATGAAACCCTACGAGGATTAACTCCAGACTTAACAGGAGCTTTTAAATGACCACCATGTGCATGATTATATGAATCACGACCTTTTTGGTTTAATCCACCTTCAGGATTTTTGCCTTCTTTTCTTTCCCAAGCTTCTGACATAACTATTTTTTTTCTTGTGCTTTAATTTTTTTCTCTTGTTTTAACATTTCAGGAGTAGGTTTTTTACCACTGCCCTTATTTGCACGAATGTTATCCCATAATCCACGAGGTGAATATGATCCATCAGCTCTTTTCATCATTTGTAATTTACTTTTCATACGCTAATTTACGAATTTTTTATGAACCAAGCTAAACTTCCTTCTTTAGGCTCGTTTTTAGCCTCTTCTTTTGCTTTTATTAATACTTGTTCCATTTTTGGATTATCTTCCAATTTTGAGGCTAATTCTACTGGAGAAACAGTATTACCATTTGGGTACTTCCTATGCCAATATACACGACATTTTTCTGAACAAAACTTTTTCTTTGATGTTTTGCTTTCCATTCTTTCATTGCAATAAATGCAAAAAGGTGATCTATTTATCATTTGTTACGATTTGTTACGCTAAGTTACGATTTGTTACGATACAAGCCAATATTTTGTTACGATTATCATCCCCCATCCCCCATCATCCCATATAAACCCATACATAAAAAACCAATTACTCCCATGCCCAACAATCCCACCAATTGCAAGAGCATAGATAGAATGATATAGGATTAGATAATATGAGCC